CAAATATCATAATCAGTAAATGGGAAGCATATAATTCAATTCTGTTATATTGATAGCACTATTTCCAAAGTAACACTCAATAAATTCTCTCGTGCGCGGGTCGCGAAATGACCGCAGCACCCTTTGAAACCCAGCGTCCGTGATGCCGCCGCCGCCGCCCGCCACCCCACTCACCGCCGTATGAGCCTTAATACATATCAAGTGATTTTCAACCAAATAAGAAGCACTACCTATAATTTCCGGCGTAATCAAACAATAATCAAACTGATACTCACCTACACCATATCCACGATTCAGCACAATCATCGGTGCTTGAATTCCATGCTTGTCGATAAAAGCTTTTTTTTCGGCATTTTTGTATGTTTTATGAACAAACGCACCGTCTTTAATATTCGAACTATAGATGAGACGGGTTTTCGATGTGTCATCTGTCAGGACGGTTTTACATTGATTCCAAACAACCGTTCCAACATGAACGGTGAAATGAAGTTCGGCGAGAGATTTTGACCCAGAATATAAACGAATCAAACGAGGAACGTTGTCTGTAAAGATGGTCATACCATGTTTTTCGAACACGCCTTCTGCCCCGGCTCCTTCTTCTCCTAGTTCGTCACGCTTCTGAACAATAATCACGATAGTATCCTGAACAGTATCTATATATTTCACATCTTCACTCAACGACTCGGACCGTATTACATGAAGAACTGTAAAATGCGCGACGAGGTATTTCCGGGTTTTGTCGTAATACGATGAATTCATGAAACTTGATGGCAGAACAAAACACAAAATGCCGCCTTCGAGTAACAAGGTGGCAGCCTTAATAATAAATAACGCGAAGATGTTCGGTCTGCCGTCAAAATAAGGATGGTATTCCTTCGGAACCGCGTCTTTTTTCATGACAAAATATGGCGGGTTGCCGATGATAAGGTCAGGAGGTGTGGCGACGGTGCCAACGGCGGAATCCGAGAGAAAATCCGCATGACGAACCATAATATTTGACCGACCTGCGAAATTCTTCGCAACCGATTCATAAATCAAAGGATGAAATTCGATACCTGTAATGCGAGCATCCGGATATTCGTCCGCCAACGCACTTATAAATTCACCTGACCCGCATGATGGTTCAAGGATATGGTGTATCTTTTTCGATACACTTTTGCGTAAAATCGCGATGATGCCTTGAATACATGATGGCGGTGTGAAGAAGATACCTCCGTTTTTTTTTTCATCTTTTGATAATTCTTTTGTAAGTTGTATGGATAATTCCGAGAAGGATGGTGCTGCCGACATGATGATCACGACGTTCGAGAGATTTGCGTGTGGTGTATATATATACTATAATAATGAATCAATTTTACATTTTACATCGATTATATTCGAATATAACTTAAAGTTGTTCCACTTTCAAATTCAAGGGAGACACATGAAAATCTTATTTTATACAACCTATCCAACCGTTGGCACCGGTTACAGTAGAATCGGTAATATTTTATCAAACTATCTTGCGGAACAAAACCATGATGTTTATTATTTGGGCACCTCTAATTTTAATGAAATAACAACTATAAAGAGATATATTCACCCAAACATTAAACTAATAGACGCTCTTGAAGAAGAGTATAAAAGAGATAGCAACGAACTGTATGGCGTAAATGTAATCATCGATGCGATAAAACAGATTGAACCCGATATTGTATTTTTATATAATGACATAATTGTTATAAGTAGAATATTCAATAATTTTATTAGTCATAATCTAGATATTCGTTTTAAGACGATTATATATTTAGATTTGGTATATGAATATGAAAAAATTGAGTTAATAGAACATGTTAATAAATTTTCTGATTTAATATTAGTTTTTAGTGAATGTTGGAAAAGAAATCTTATTCGTTGTGGTATTCAAGAAGAAAAGATAGAAATTCTTCCACACGGGTTTAACGAAGATACATTTTTTCCTATTGACAAATCCTATTGTAGAAAAAAATTCAACTTTTTAAAAGATGATTTTATTGTTTTGAATTCAAATAGAAATTGTTATAGAAAATCGCTTGATAAAACAATCGACGCTTTTATTCAATTTTTAAAAATAAAAAATTGTGATAAACGAATTAAATTGTATTTGAATACGTTGTGTACAACATCTTATAAAAATGAAGAGTATGATATTTATAATCTAATTAAAGTTTCTTGTATCAAATGGTCTATTGCTTATGATGAAATACTATTGAATCATATATATATAAATCCATCGAATGATAATTCCCTTAGTGATGAAATATTAAATATGTTGTATAATGCTTCGGATGTAGGTATAAACACCTGTTGTGGAGAAGGTTTTGGATTGTGTAATTTGGAACATGGTGGTATAGGACGACCGCAAATAATAAGTAATGTTGGTGCGTTGGGGGATATTTTCACGAACGATTATGCTACATTAATTGATCCTGTGGCAGAATATTATATTATAAATCGTATCGATTTTCATGGAGGATATTTAAAAATTTGTAATGCTTCTGATTTTACGAATGCATTAATAAAATATTTTGATAACAGAGAATTGCTAGAAAATCATGGTAAGCTTTCTAGAGAACAAATCGTAACAAAATATGACTGGAATAGTATTCTTGCTTTATTAAATACTTATATACATCGGTTTTCTTCGGCGACAGAGACACCGATGATTGAACAATCGCCGTTGTAAATGGTGTAATGTGTATTACGCCACCAAACGAATATTCGCATATACATTCGCTCTTTTATCTACTTTATACATATCGACTCCATTGTTTGTGTATGTTGCGTGATTCATAGCGGGAATACCAACACTACCATGAAGTAACACTTGTTGTGTAATGTCGCTTCGTAATGTAACATCGGACGCATGAATATAATAGACAAAGCCATTCTTTTTCATTTCGTCATTTATGATAACTGGTAATACTTGCTCTCGAAATAAATCACAAATATTAACGTCGAGAGAAATGTAAATGTTATTATGATCGTCGATCGTCACGTTGTCTGGAAGTTCTGGATCGCATAATACGATGACTTCGCCGTCTATCGTTGTCGAGTTGATATTATTGTCGTTAGATTGCGGTATTTTAAAATGAAGCTCACTATACCATAACGGGATGTAATACGTATGACCACATTCTTTCAATAAATAGACTCTATCGAGTAGCATATCTAATAACGACGGGTTCAAATGAATAACAATATCCGAACTCATCCTTTCTTCCTTAATCGTGGCGAGTTCATCCATAATCTCTCGAGAGATTCCGAATATTTCTTGGTTTTTCGAGAGAATATCATATATCATGATCATCGTGTGTTTATCCATCGTGCGAAATAAACTAACGGCAGACTTTATTCCTTTTGTGATGATCTGGTGAATGATTGAGTGAATCGCATCCGTATTACTGTTTGCCGACGACATTTTCGAGAGAATCGTTTGTATGAATAGCTGAAGTATACTATCATAACCCGTATTGTATTCACATTCAGTAGTTGAATAAAAGTATTTTATCAACGTTTTGTGCGCCTCATTTATTTCTTTGAACTTTTCGGTTGCTTCTTCATTCATGTTCATACCCACGTATTTATCTGGATGGTGTTTTAATGCGAGTATATGATATCGTTTATTCAACTCTTTCATGGATGATGGAAACGTATGTTCCGGATACCCGAGTATATGAAGCGAATGTTGAATATCATCCGGATACAAACTAGGCATCTGGAAATGTATGTGCGTAACCGTGTATCTTACATACTAATAATAAGACGAAATTCTCTAAATGATATATCGGGCGGTAATTGTTATTATAATATTGTAAAAATACATACGTCTGTAGCATAATTTCATTCATCATTTCCGGCAATAACAGACCGTCAACGATCAACTTTCGCAGTATAAACCATACACATTCTTGGATGTTAATATCATAAGTGAGGAGGTCATAAAGACATTCTCTCAGTTCATCATATTTTAATTCATGGTTCGGGGTCTTAATAATACCAATAATATGATTACATATGTTTTCATGCGGGTCATTTAATTCAATCACGTTCGCCTTTAATGCTTTAATGTTCGTAATTGTATCTAATGGGAATTTATTTGTAAGACGAATAGGTTCTGGTTTAATTACATCAACGATTGTATTCGACGACGATGACGACGATGACGACGACGACGCCATTTTCAAACACTTATTATATGCGATGACGCTTGGTCTTTTGAATGAAATACGTTTACATCGGTGTAGTATGTTATCTGGTATAAAACTAATATGGTCACCTATAATAATGAAGCGAAGCGATACTTGTTCAATCGAAAGCATGTAACTATAAAATGTCTCCAGTAACTCGCTGTGTATTTTATGAAAATTCTTACACATGATGAATGCTGCGGTGTTCGGTCTAGCACTTACAATATCCTGAATCTGGTTGTAGATCTCATTCCATAAATTTTTAGAATTACAGCCAAGAAGCGACATGTCGATCTCAAAATGACAATCGCTGATTTTCATGAAAAAGGTATCTTTATTGTATGCTACCGCAATTCTTTTTTCATATTTTAAATGAGACGGACTATATCGTGAAATAAAATAGAGAGCGTGACTGTATTTGCCTACGCCACTTGGACCATGGAATATTATGTTTGGGAGAGATTGAATGTGTTGTGGGAACGTGGCGAATGTTTTCTTTATAACGGGGTGTAATGAGAACTCGTCGACTTTATGGACGTAGTCGGTAAAATGTGATTCGAAAAATTTCATGACAGGTATGATATGTATATATTTGCGTTGTTGATTTATACTGATTTACGCATAAATCAAGAAAATTTACCACAATAACTTGTCAGCTAACCACCCATTACTCCACTTAACATGGCGGTCGCGTTCGTGCCGCATTTTGTAAAGACGACGACGGGTTTTCGCATACGTCATACCGCGGGTGCGAATATAAGTTGGAAAATCATTCATGCCTGCCGCACCGACACTCGCGATTTTACGCGATTTTCGATATACGTCTATCTTTTTCTCGGGATTAGTAGACGGTTTTACGACAACCCCGATTTTCTGCGCCATCTTACGCGTATAATTCGTAATACGATACTTTTCTTTCATCGTCGTTGATGCGTATATATACATGACACAAAAAATTGTCGCTTAAACCGATTGTTATCTTGTATATAATCGCGGATATATCAAAAAATGAACGTAGTCATCAAATTTAACGAATACAAATTATCTCAGGTGTATTTTACTGAGAAGAAGCCAAATACACATATCGCAAATAGCACGTTCAACCGAATTACATATTCTACAAATGATTTCGTTATGAATGGAGTATATATTCAATTTGAGTTATTTATAAAACAAATCGAACAGAATTTCAATAGCAACATATATAACTTATATTTTGACCCCGAATATGATTATAACGATAGAATGATCGAGATTTTTAATGATATCGAAACCGGAATTTTAAACAAATGGGTGCGTCTAGAGCATTCTTCGTCAGTAGAAACAAAGGGTACTACCGGTTCATCACATCACTATAATCAAGTCAAAGATATGGCTCAGCAGCTACGAAGTGGTGTAATTAGTGTATGGAAGAATGAAATGCGACAGTGTGATCGATCGCAATTCCAACATTTTATCATAAAAATATCCGGAGTATGGGAAAATGAAGGGGGGTGCGGTTTGACGTATAAGTTCATCTAGTGGGGTTGCGCCCCCAAACGACGCTGGGCGATATGTGGGGGGATATGGCGGGGCGATATGTGGGAGGGAGTGGTTGGGGGGTGTGTGTAGGGGGGTATGGTGAGGGGAGTGGTGGGGGGGGGTGGGTAGG